ATGTGGGAGCTGAAGATTCATATTAAACCTCCCCATCAGGGGGCGGGGGATAACGTTATTATGACAGTAAAAGATCGTCTGCTGAGTTTTCTTCGGGCTGAGGGCATCAACAACAGTGAGTTTGCCCGAAGGATGGGTGTGTCGGTGGCATATCTTGGCGCGATGCGCAAGTCTATGCCGGAGGAGAAGGTGGCGAAACTCATGCAGGAGTTTCCGAAACTAAACCGCGACTGGCTGCTTTACGGTGAGGGGGAGATGCTTCTTCCCCATGATAATGCTCCGAAGGTGGCTACGGTTGAGAGACCCGGCATGGAGGATTATATGGTGCCGTTGCTGCCGGTGGAGGCGTTTGCCGGTAATCTGCAGGTGTGGTCGGAGGGGATATTGCCTGATGAATGTCGGCGAGTGCTCGCGCCTCTGAAGGGGGCGGAGATGGCGATACAGGTGACGGGCGACAGCATGGAGCCTAACATACCCAACGGTGCGATGCTCTTCATAAAGCGTATCAACGACAGGGCATTCATCCCATGGGGACATCCGATGGTTATTGATACGGAGAACGGTGTGTTGGTTAAGGTGGTGCAACCCTCGGCAGAAGGTTCGTCCTACATTGAGGCACAGAGTTATAATGATAAGTATGCACCGATACAGATTCCGAAGGATTGTCTTTACGGTCTTTACCGGGTCATGGCGGTGCTCACCACGATGTGCACTCTCTGATTCTTTCGGCTATCAGGCGTAGCGTGCGGTGATAAGCGGCGGGTGGGATATCTATCTCGCCCGCTTTTATTTTCGGGGCTGGCATATACCATCCCTCTGTCATCCGGTCGTCGGCGGAAGCGGGAAGCATCCGCAGTGCGCGGTGTCCGTTTTCATCAAGACCCTCGATTATGATGGGACGGAGAGGCGTGGCGTAGATTCCCGACCACGGGGCGCGTATGTGGGTTGCCGAAGGATGATCTGCCGGGAGCGACGCTGTGACGTCGCGTTGCCATCCCGACAGGCGGAGTGAGAAAAGCATCAGAAAATCATCGGGTAGAGGCAGTAGTGCGGAGTTCCCGTCTATGGTCATACTGTCGTCGGGGAGCAGCCGCCAGCCTGTCAGCTGCATACGCGGGGTGGAGAGGATTGCCTCGGCGGCACACGATTCTATCTCAAGGAGGATATGCGCGGCAAGCGGCGACGTGACACCGGCGTTGCCGGGTGCCATCCCCTCGGGTGTTGTCCCGAGGAGAATGGCGGTGTCGGATATTATTCTGTCGGTGGTCATGATCGCGGTGCATGCTTGTCGTCGGAGAAGTCCTCTCTCAGAAGGATGATCCGTTTGTTCTTGTAATAACGGCAGTTCTCGATGATGTGCTGTAGGGCAGGGTTGGCTGTTGTGAGCCGGGCGGGCTGTATTCCGCCCGAACCCATCTTTCCGCCAGTGAATGTCAGAGTCACGAGCGCGTCCCCTACGGGAAGTGACAGGTGCCATTCAAGCATGCCACGCGCTCCGTATGTTTTTGTTGTCATGATTTTTTTTGTGATTTTTGGGGTTAAGGTCATTAAAGTCCTTAATGTCCTTAATGTCAATTTGTCAATTTGTCAGTAATGACAGTAATGTCAATAGGGTCAGATTATGCCGGATGCTTGTGTCCATGTGCCGTCGGGTCCCGTCTTCCAGATCTGTCCGGCGCGTGCGAGGGGTGAGATTTCGGGACAATCTTTCGTGAGGTAGTAGTTGGTGCCTTCCACTGCATCTTCGGGAGCATTCTCCGATTCCCAGAGTACGATGCGCGATGTGCCGGTAGTGGCAGTCTCTTTCTCGCCGTCAATCCATACGTGGCATGTGCCTTTGAGTGCTACGGCATCCCAGATTAGAAGCCCGTTGCGGGTGGCTTCCTCCCCCTCCACGCGGTCTTCGAAGGAGTGCTCTGCGGAGTAGACGTAATGCACAAGTCGGTTCTCACCTATCAATGCGCCGGAATTGCTCCATCCGAGACGGTCGAGGGTGGGCTCGCGCTTTATCTCTATGTCGCCGAAGACGGTATGGAAGTTGGTGACGGTCCAGCCTACGGAGTTTGTCTTCGTGGTGATGTGTATCTCCGGATGATTGGCATAGTTGATCTTCTGTATCGACTCCAGAAGGTTCTTTCCGGCGAGGAGTATTGCGCTTTTGGGGACATCCTCCCCCGTGAAGAACATTTTCGCGAGTGCGATGATCTTGTCGACGGTCCACTCGCCGCGCTCCTGTATCTCGCGCTTGAATTGCCAGCGCAGACCTTCGGTAGTGTAGACGTACTGCATACCCATCTTGGAAACGTTGATCTTGAACTTCCCGGCGCGCCCTGCCCAAAGGGTGCGGTTGCCTCTTACCTTGAAGTTGGCTATCGCCTGCTCAGCGATAACTGCCTTTGAGAAGGGGAGATGCTTGCGCTGGCTCTCGAAGTAGTCGCTGACCACCTGGTTCATGCCGCGCTTCTGAAGGAATATGCGCGACGGCTGGGGGAGGATGAGGTCGGGATCCACCTCTTTCTGGGTCTCATAGAGGGAGTTGGCGAGAATAACGATGGTCGTGCCTGCCGGGATTATTGGTATTGTGCCGAACTCATCCTCCGGAGTAGTTTTCTCCCCGTTGACGGCACGCACCACAGGATTTGTTGATGCCGGATCTTGTCCGGTGACGAACAGCATGAGGTCTTTTCCGGGAGTCTTCTCCTTGCCGTCGGCGTCATATCCGTCGATGCCTTTCACGAGGAGAGTGGTAAAGGGACGGATCACGTTGCCGTCGTTCTCTTCCAGGCTGAGCACGCAGTAAACTTTCCTGCCGCCTCCGCAGCTATCCGTAGTCACTACTGTTGAGCGTGCCTCGTCGATCATGTAATGGTCCACCTCCGGACTGTTGACGTTTACGCGCTTTGCACGTAGCATGAGGTTCATGAGGGGAGTGTCCTCACTGTTGAAGCGGAAAAGCTCATCGTCAACGGCTGCTCCAAGGAATGAGCCGGAACCAATGCCTCCGGTGGCTGCTGCTGCGTTGCTTACTGTGGTGGCGTGTCCGGGAAGCTGGGTCGATGCTCCGGATGTGCCGGGTTTCAGGGTCGGGGTCTTGATTCCCTCTACGTTGATTGTTTCGTTTGTTGCCATGTTTTTTGTTTTTTTTGTGGGTTAAAGTCATTAAGGTCATTAAGGTCATTAAGGTCAATTTGTCGAGTTGTCAAATTGTCAATTTGTCAGTAATGTCATTATTGTCGGATTGTCAATATTGTCGGGATTGTCCTTGCGTCAGAGTAGAGGGGTGTCGGTGCCGGCGTCTTTGGCTATTGAGAAGATGCTTGTGGTGGCGGTGGCTGATGTGGTGCCTCGCGTCAGGTGGGGTGGACGGGAGTCTTGTGCGGGGAAGTGTTCCTCTATTATGCGGGCATTTCTGCCGTCGAGTTCACCTTGACGGTATGCCTCCTCTCTCATGCGTTCGAAACTGAATATCTTCAGCAAGGCTTCCAGAACGTTCTCGCTCACTTTCCCTTTCAGCGTGCCGATTGCCATTTCCGCGAGAAGGGTGAGGAGTGCACGTATCATTGTGGCGGCGAGGTCATGTTTCTCTGCAAACCGTCGAATCTCCTGAAGGGATGCTACGATATTCCTCTTCAAGGCGTAGGGACAGCATTCCTTTTTCTCCTTATTGTCATTATTGTCATTAATGACAGTATTGTCAGGATCGTCCTTGTTGGCTGGATTTCCGGCGGCGCGATTGATGAGCGTCGTCACGGTCTCCGGGGGCGGGATGGAGGGGAGTGGTGTCTTCTCGATCTCGTGAAGGTGGAGGATGTCGCGGATCCATGCCAGAATCCCTTTTCTGTCGGGAATCTCTTTCCTTTCGGAATTCCCGTTGCTGTCGGGAATCTTTTTTGTGTCGTTGTCTTTCTGTGTCATAACCATTTAGTTTTGGTGGTTTCGATTTTGATAGTGCAAAGTTATAAATTGTTTAAGCAATGCTATTGTTATTTTAAAACTTTTGCTTAAATTTGCTGTCGGGGATAATTCCTATATTTACGGGATTAGAACCTTAAAATATTAAAAATCAAAGTTATGAAAAAGAAAAATTCAACAGCAGAATTTGGTAAGGAGAGGAACGAATTTCTCATCCGTGCTTTCAGGGAGTCGATTGCGGCACAATCGCGCATCTCAATCAACAATGCGTTCAAACAGGCGGCAGAGGTGCCTGCTCCACGTTTCTGGGTGAGTGAGGCTCGGGCTGCCGTAGTGCTCGGAAAGATGGCGGCGGGGGAGGATCCTACCGAGTCGATGTTTCCGGAGAAACGGGATATGTATCGCGAGATGTTTGCCCGTTTCTTGGAGTTGCGTGAGCAGTATCCCGATACGTCGGTAAATGAACTTGTGTTTCGAGTGGTGAATGATGAGGCACCGCGTTCATATCTGTCGTGGCATCGCGCACGCGTGATCATATTCTCTGAAATGAGTCGTCTGAAAAGGGAAAGGAGGAAGAGATGGTCGGAGTGATGGAATTACTTAGAGAGAACAGGCGCAGGATGGAGGAGAGCACCGCACCATACGACCCCATTTCCGGACACGATGAACCGGGACGCTATTATTTCCCGGTGAAGGGGTTGGAATGTTGGTTGCCTCTGGAGATGAGGAGTGAAGAATTGGTGATTGAGCTAAGTCGCTTAGGGAGCCTTGATGAATATTTTGCGGAGATGGGAGGCGCGGGTAGCGACGAGATGCGGGAGAGGGTGATGGAGCAGTGGACCCGTCTGCGTTGCCGTCATGATTTCCCATTCTGGGCGGCTACCTTCGCCTATATAAAGAGGAAGGGTGGTGGCGACGATGTCCCCTTCATTCTCAATCGTCCGCAGCGGCGTCTTGTCGGGGTGTTGGAGGGGATGCGTCGCGCACAGCGTCCCATTCGCCTTATCCTGCTGAAGGCACGGCAGTGGGGAGGGAGCACGTGCGTGCAGCTATATATGGCATGGCTTCAGCTTGTGCATGAGAAGGGGTTGAACTCATTGATAGTGGCGCATCAGGGGACCGCCACCGATGAGATAATGGATATGTTTGACCGTATGCTCTCGCATTATCCTGCCAAATACCTTCATGAACAGGATGAGGATTACTCTGACGATGAGAAAAAATTGGTGCGGGCAGGTGGGTTCGGTTCAGCATTCCGTGTTGTGGCACGCAACTGCAAGGTGAAGGTCGGCACAGCCGAGCGTCCTAATTCCTGCCGTGGGGGCGACTACAACCTCGTACACTGTTCGGAGGTGGGCTTGTGGCCTTCGACGAAGCGTAAGACGCCGGAAGACTTGGCGCGAGCCGCCACTGCCGGAGTGCTATTGCGCCCTATGACAATGATTGTGTATGAATCGACGGCAAACGGCACCGGCAATTTCTTCCATACCGAATGGAATGCGGCGAAGAGTGGTGAGAGCCAGTTTGCACCGATGTTTGTGGCGTGGTATGAGATAGAGCAGAACTCACTCCCATTCTCATCGCCCGAAGAGGAGGAGAGGTTTGCGGCAGATCTTATCGCCGGACGTGAGGCGGAGCAGCCGTTGAGCAGTCGCCGTCAACCGGGGCAGTATCTATGGTGGCTCTGGGAGAAGGGTGCGACGCTTGAGGCGATACATTGGTACGTCAGCGAACGCGCAAAGTATTCCGACCACGGACAGATGGCGTCGGAATGTCCGTCGGACGACGTTGAGGCATTCGTGCATTCAGGTGCGCGGGTGTTCGACAAGTATAAGGTGGAGGCTTTGCGTGCGGGATGCTGTGCGCCGGCGATGCGCGGAGAGATAGATGGCGACAAACCGTCGGAGGAGGGTTCGTTGAAGAACGTGAGATTCAATGCCGATCCGCATGGTGCGTTGGCAATGTGGCGCGACAGGGAGATCACGACGATGGAGCGCGTGACCGACAGGTATCTGGTCGTGGTAGACATTGGCGGACGTTCGCTGACGGCTGACTGGTCGGTGATCGTGGTGTTTGACCGCGCACCGATGGCACATGGCGAAGGTCCGGAGGTAGTGGCGCAATGGCGGGGACATACCGACTTTGACCTCCTGGCATGGAATGCCGCCCGGATTGCAAAATATTATGACAATGCACTCCTTGTCATAGAGAGCAACACGCTTGAGACGCATGATCCCGACAGGAGTGGGGGTAGTGAGCAATCATCCTTCATCCTTAATCGGTTGCGTGATGCCTACGATAATCTCTATGCACGTAAGCGGAACGAGGATGAGATACGTCAGGGCGCACCGGTGAGATACGGTTTCCATACGAATGTCAACACCAAACCGATGGTAATATCGATGCTTGTGCAGGCGATACGCGAGGGGCAGTATGTGGAGCGCGACGAGGGTTGTCTTGCGGAATATATGGTATATGAGCAGCGGCAGAACGGAAGCTACGGTGCGCTGCCGGGACATCATGACGATATGCTGATGACGCGTGCCATAGGACTCCACATCTGTTATCAGGAGATGCCTACGCCGCGCATCGTCATGCGTACCTCCGGGGGCAATCCCTACTGCCCGCGTCCCGTCTCCGCCGCTGTCTTCTGACCCATAATCAAAACCACGGAGAACGCGGCTGTAATTTAAACCACTGATAGCGCGCTGTAATTTAAACCACGGAGAGCACAGAGAACACAGAGAATTTATTATATTAAGAATCAATTTTTAATAAAAATCTCCGCGCTCTCCGTGTTCTTCGTGGTTTATATTGTGAGTTTGGTGGTGATTTCGGAGATGAATGAGGCGAACGTGTCGAGCAGGTCACTGAGGGATATGAGCGCGTTCTGCGTCTGCTGGTTGTAGAGGGTGCCGCTTATGGAGTTGTTTGCGAGATTCCCTTGCAGAGCACCGTTGACCCCCGACACGTCTTCAAGCATCTTCAACTGGATATCGAGGAGTTCGCTGATTCCAATATTCGTAGCGTTGCCGCTCACTTGTTTGGGATCCGGATAACCGGGGCGTGGGCGATATACGATGACACCGTTGAAGCGGCTCCACTGGTCAACCACGTTCTGCATGTTCTCCGGGTCGACAGCACCCTCCGGCATAAGCAGCACACCCTTCGCCGAAGCCCGCATTATCCAGTCGTACATCGTGATAAGACGGTTTGTGTAACGTTGCTGGTCGATGATATCAGCCACGAAGCTATGTATCTCCCCATCGAGGAAGGGATAGCATTTGAATACGAAGGGGTGTCCGCCATCGGGTAGCGGACTGTCGCCCGACGATAGGATTCTCCCTTCCGAATCAATGAAATAGTATCGCCACACGTCGGCTATATGCCAGCTTGACGGGAGAGAGCGTATCTCGCGCGGGAGTTTAACCCCATCATCTGCTACTATTACAGAACCTTTACGGGAATCATGATACACGTGACGTCCCACGCGTTCATGCCGCCATATCTCCACCACTCGGATCGGTTCGCCGGAGTTGCAACGTGTGGCGATGCGTTCATAATCCTCCTGCGTCTGCACAAAGGCATCGCAATAATCGGGGAAGGAGAGATCGTGAAGCTGACCGACGAGATTAGCGTCACGTCCGCAGATGTCGCGTGCGCCCTTATCGAAAAAGAAGTCCTGTGGCGACACACTGTCGCATGCCACAGGCTTCCCATCCGAATGCCACACCTTATGCACCGCCATGCCGGATATCAGAAACTCCTCCATGGTGCGCGACAGAAGTTCATACATTCGGTTATGAGCGGCTATCTGCTGCAATGATTCGCTCCATCCCTCCATCTTCTCCGCAAGTTGACGTCGGAACACTCCCACCACATTACGCACGATACGGCGTATGAGATTATTCTTCAGGGGTAGACTACCCTCCGACACGATATAATCATACTCCGTCATCCGACGACCATTCACGGAGATGACGTCACACCATTGCCTGCCGAAAGTATAATTCTTATTACGAGTGCGTTCGCGGCGGAACTCCGACAGCGACTGCCAATTCTGCATCGCCTCCTCAAGAAGCGGTATGCCATAAAAAGAAAGTGCCAT